GTGACGAATTATTCCGTAAAAAAGAGTATTTTGTACACTATAAGTTCCTTCCAGGACTAGGTTTTTACGGTTTTGGGCTAATTCACATGATAGGAGGACTAACTAAGTCCGCTACTTCTATTTTACGTCAGTTAGTAGACGCTGGAACGCTTAGTAATCTACCCGCAGGGTTTAAAGCTAGGGGTATGAGAGTGCAAGGCGAAGATGAACCGTTACGTCCAGGAGAATTTAGGGATGTTGACGTTCCAGGAGGCGTAATACGTGACGCTTTAATGCCTTTACCCTATAAAGAGCCTAGTAGTGTGTTAAGTCAGCTATTAGGTATATTAATTGACTCAGGCAGAAGGTTTGCGAGTATAGCAGACATGCAAGTAGGTGATATAGGCAGTCAACAACTACCCGTAGGCACTACAGTAGCTATGTTAGAGCGGGGTACTAAAGTGATGTCCGCTATACATAAACGTTTACACTACGCACAAAAGAAAGAGTTTAGATTACTAGCGGGTATATTTAGTAAAAGCTTACCGCCTGTATATCCTTATGATGTTCCAGGAGCTAGTAGAGAAATAAAAGCTTTAGATTTTGACGATAGAATAGATATCTTACCCGTAAGTGACCCTAACATATTTAGTATGGCTCAAAGAGTTATGTTAGCTCAACAAGAACTACAGATGGCACAAGCAGCACCAGATATACATGATTTACGTGAGGCTTATAAACGTATGTACGAAGCCCTAGAGGTAAAAAATATAGAACTTATATTACCGCCACCAGCTCAAGTACCGCCCCGTGACCCCATAAGTGAACAACAAGCAGCATTAACTAACCAACCTATTAAGGCTTTTGAGTTCCAGAACCATCAAGCATATATAGCAGCACATACTGCATTTTTACAGAACCCACAGATGCAACAGAATCAAGGTGCTGCAATGATGATACAAGCCAATATACAAGAACATCAGGCTATGATGTATAAACAACAGATAGAACAAGTTATAGGTCAACCGTTACCTGATATGCAGAGCGGACCGTTACCACCAGAAGTTATGAATGAGATAGCTAGTGCTGCAGCTCAAGCTACTCAGGTAGTAACGGGTCAAGCACAAGCCTTAGCTAATGCACAACAGATGGAACAAGTTGACCCTATAGTAAAACTCAAGGAAGCTGAAATACAACAAAGAGCACAAAGAGATTCACTCAGGGCTCAAGTTGATGCTGAGAGAATAAAATCAAATGAAGCGATAGCTGAAATGAAAATAGCTCAACAGCGTGAGGCAGCGGAAATGAAGGAAGAGGGTAGTATTCGTAAGGAATATTATGATAGACTAAAAGAAGTCAGAGAATCTGACACATTAACTAAAGGAGAATAAAATGCCAGGAAGAATGATGAAAAAAGGTAGAAACCGTGGATCTATGATGAAAAAGAAACGTGGTGGTTCAGCTATGATGAAAAAGAAACGTGGCGGTTCAGCTATGATGAAAAAGAAACGTGGCGGTGCTACTATGAAAAGGAAAAGGAAATAACATGCCAGGTAATAGAGCAAGTATGATGCGCCAATTATTGGGGCACGGTGGTGAGTCTGGTATGCCTGCGGGTAATGCTAACCGTAGAAGAGTCATGTGCATGGACATGGGTGGCATGGTTGACAAAACGATGAAAAATAAAAAGGTGAAAAAGTGAAGGAAGTAAAAGTACCTAAAGCTAATAGAATAGATTTATCTAAACCCGTTACTTACGGTGAACTTTTAAATAAAAAAGTTTTCGGTATGGGTAAAGGTAAAGCTAAAGGTGGAGGAGCAGCCACTAAAGGTTTAAGTTATAATATTTGCCCTAGCGGTAAAGAGTAAGTGGGTAACCGTAAGTTCCCTAAGGTAGCTAAAAGTAACAAAGGCGTACCTAAGGCTTATTTACAAGGGGCTAAAAACCCTAGTGCTAGAGAAAGAGAAATACTACGTACCCGTAAAAAGTATTTATCAGGTAAAATGACTAGTAAAGACTTTGAAGCGGTAGAACGCTCAAGGGCTAAAGATAGGAGAAAATAAATGGCAACGCCAGCATGTGTAAAAAAGTATGCTAAAAGTAGCGGTAAGTCCGAGTCTACTTTAAAAAAAGTTTATAAAAGAGGTCAAGGAGCCTACTTTAGTTCTGGTTCAAGACCAGGACAAAGTTCTCATTCTTGGGGTTGCGGTAGAGTTAGAAGTTTTGCTACGGGTAAAGGCGGAGCACGTAAAGCAGACGCTGACCTTTTAGGTAAAAAGAAAAAGAAAAGAACTAAAAAAGCTAAGGGAGGCGAAAGCGTGAGTCAAGAAAGAAAAAAAGTAGCTCAAAAACAAGGTTTAAAACAAGTACCTAAAGGTAATAAAGGTAAGGGTTTATCAAAATTACCTACAGCCGTAAGGAATAAGATGGGCTTTATGAAAAGGGGCGGAGCAGTAAAGAGCGCCATAGCCAGAGGTTGTGGTCAAGTAATGGAAGATAGGCGTAAAAAAACTAAATACTTCTAATGGCTAAATATCAAGGTAAAACCGTTACTTTAAATAAACCTAGAGCTTTACGTAAAGGAGAGCCAGGATACGGCAAAAAACGTAAGGTAGTTTTTGTTAGTAAGTGTAGTAGCGACGGCAACCGTATAAAGCGTATAACGTTTGGTGACGCTAAACTAGGCATGCACAAAAATAATAAAGCTAGAAAAAAATCATACTGTGCACGTAGTGGCGGTATAAAAAGCGATAGATGTAGTGCTAACTATTGGGCACGTAGAGACTGGAACTGTTAATTGAGCACACCATATTATTATAACTGTAAATTAGACAGAGTCATAGACGGAGACACTATAGACGTTGATATTGATTTAGGCTTTAACGTAGTCTTAGTTAAACAAAGAGTACGGTTAGCGGGTATTGATACTCCAGAGAGCAGAACACGTAACCTAACAGAAAAAGCTTTAGGACTAAAAGCTAAAGAACGTTTAATAGAACTTTGCGGAGCTGAGCTACAATTAAAATCACTAGGTAAAGATAAGTACGGTAGAATATTAGGCGTACCACACACTACAAACGCTGAAGATATTTGTAAGATATTAATAAAAGAAGGTCACGCAGTAGAGTACTGGGGTGGCACTAAGACTAAAGTCTGGGGATAATATGTTAGAAAAATTACAAAACCTGTTAGAGGAGAGACAAGAACAATTAAAAGATTCTTTAGCAGCAGGTAACATACAAAGTTTTGAAAGTTATCAAAAAGTCGTAGGCGAATTAACAGGTCTGTCGTTTGCGATACATACTATAAGAGACCTGCACAAGGAAAACGATTATGACTAAAGAGGTCGCAAGTTTTGGTACAGGCGGTGAGCCTATACCTAATAATGTAGATAGATTCAAGGATGTAAAACTTGAAGCTAAAGTAGAAGAAAAAACCTTCGCCCCAGAAGATATACATGGTGATGAGGAGTTACAAGGTAAGCTCCCCAAACCAACAGGTTATAGAATGTTAATCTTACCTTTTAGCCGTAAAGCTAAAACTAAGGGTGGTATTCTATTAGCAGAGTCAACACTAGAAAAAGAGCGTATAGCTACTAATGTTGGGTTTGTAGTTTCACTTGGTCCTGATGCTTATAAAGATACCAATAAGTTTCCTGAGGGAGCTTGGTGTAAAGAAAGGGACTGGGTGATATTTGGTAGGTACGCAGGTGCTAGACTCAAGATTGAGGGTGGTGAACTGCGTTTATTAAACGATGATGAAATATTAGCTGTCATAGATAACCCTGAGGATATTGAATCAGCTTAATATAAATCACGCACTTTAAGGAGATAATCATGGCAGAAGAAGCTATGCAAACACAAAGCGAAGAAAACGAGGCTGTTGAAGTTGAGTTAGAACCGCAAGAAGAAACACAAGAAACACAAGAAACACAAGAAACAGAAAACGTAGAAACTAAAGAACACGAAGATGAGATAGAACAACAAAGCGAAAAAGTAAAAAAACGTATAAATAAACTTACTTATAAGGTTAGAGAGGCAGAAAGAAGAGAAAATGCTGCCTTAGAGTATGCTAAAGGTTTACAGAACGAATTAAATAAAACTAAAAATACTCTTTCAAAAACTGATAAAAACCTTTATGATGAATATAAAGCTAGAGTAGATACTCAGTTGGGTGCAGCTAGAGCTGACTACAAAAAAGCATATGAAGCAGGTGATACAGAAGGCATGCTTCAAGCTCAAGAAGAAGTCGCTAAGTATGCAGTAGAACAAGAGTCTCTTACTCGTGTGCAGGCTCAACAGCAAGAAGAGGCACAGGCTCAACAGTTACAGCAGGAACAGTACGTTCAACAACCGTTACCTGATCCAGTTTTAACAGCACAGCCTGACCCTAAAGCACAAGAGTGGGCTAGTCGTAATGAATGGTTTGGTAAAGACCTAGCTATGACTACTTCAGCTTTCGCTTTTCACAGACAGCTTGTTGAGTCAGAAGGCTACGATCCAACTTCTGATGAATATTATTCAGAAGTGGATAAAAGATTAAGAGAGGCTTTTCCTCATAAATATAATGAGGCTCAGTCTCAAGGTAGCGTGAATGAGGTAGTAACTGGTTCTAGCAGAGGTGCTACTACCACTAGATCTCAATCACGTAAAAAAGTTAAACTCACACCGAGTCAAGTAGCAATAGCTAAAAGATTAGGTGTGCCACTTGAAGAATATGCTAAGCATGTTAAATAAAGGAGAATAAAATGGTAGAAGAAAATAAAACTACTCAAACAGATCGAACTCCTAGATCTGCATCTACAAGAGAAAATACATCTCGTAGAAAACCATGGAGCCCCCCGTCTTTATTAGACGCACCTAACCCACCAGAGGGATATGTATACAGATGGATACGTGAATCTATGGTAGGACAATCAGACCCAGCGAATATGTCAAAACGTATACGTGAAGGATGGGAACCAGTGAGAGCTGAAGACCACCCTGAGTTTGAAGCACCTACTATTGATGACGGTAAACACGCTGGAGTCATAGGAGTTGGTGGACTAATTCTCGCTAAGATGCCCTTAGAAACTGTACAAGAAAGGAGATCTTATTACTCCAATCTTGCTAACCAACAAATGGAAGCAGTTGACAACGATCTAATGCGAGAAAGTAACTCAAGTATGCCTATTAGTAAACCTAATAGACAATCTAGAGTTACGTTTGGAAAAGGCGGTGGAGAAGGTTAATACCTACTCTACCATAACTAGAACTTTATAATAGGTAATAATTATGGCTAATGTCAATGATCCTAATGGTTTTACACCAGCGTATCATATGTCAGGCGGTGTAATTCGTCCTAGTGAGTTTGCTATCCAAAGTGGAGCTACAGGTGATATTTTTGCAGGTGATGTAGTGAAATTAGCAAGTGGATATGTTTTACAAGCTGGAGCGACAGATGCACCTCTAGGCGTATTTTATGGTGTAGAATATACAGCGACAGATGGTGAGGTAGTTTTTTCAAGAAAATGGCCAAGCACCACTACTACGCTAGGTTCTGCAGATGCTAAAGCATTTGTATATGCTGACCCGAATATAGTTTATGAGGCACAGTACACAGGTACTCCAACTCAAGCTGACGTCGGTAAAGTACATACTATCTCTACAACTGCAGGTGATACTAACAACAACCGTTCAAAAGAAGGTGTGACTACAACTACTAATAGTGGTATTGCTAAACAAGTTGCTTTCGTCGATAGACCAGACAACTCTATAGGTCAATACGCTAGAGGGTATTTTATATTCCCAGCTTCTGTTTTCGGTAACGACTAAAAGGTGATATAGATGGCGATTAATAGAGCTCAATTAGTAAAAGAACTCGAACCAGGACTAAATGCACTTTTCGGTCTTGAGTACGATAGATATGAAAACGAACATGCTGAAATTTTTGATACAGAAAATTCAGACAGAGCGTTTGAAGAAGAAGTTATGTTATCAGGCTTCGCACAAGCTCCTGTAAAAGGTGAGGGTGCTGCGGTTGCTTATGACACAGCTCAAGAAACTTTCACTGCTCGTTATACACATGAAACTGTAGCTTTAGCGTTTGCGTTGACTGAAGAGGCTATTGAAGATAATCTTTATGATAGTCTTTCTTCAAGATACACAAGGGCTTTGGCTAGATCAATGTCTACAACGAAGCAAGTAAAAGCAGCAAACGTGCTTAATAATGGTTTCTCAACTTCCTTTCCAGGAGGCGACGGCAAACCACTCATGACTACTGACCACCCTAGTTTAACTGGTGGTGATCAAGCCAATGAGCCAAGCACAGCAGCAGACTTGAATGAAACTTCATTAGAGAATGCTTTAATTGATATTTCAGCGTTTAAAGATGAAAGAGGCATTAAAATTAACGTACAAGCTAGGAAACTAATTATTCCACCACAACTACAGTTTGTGGCTGAAAGAATACTACAGTCTCCTGGTAGAGTTAACAGCTCAGATAATGATATCAACGCTATGAGAAACATGGGTATGTTCCCAGAAGGCTACGTAGTAAATCATTATTTAACTGATGCTGATGCGTTCTTTATCAAAACAGATGCACCTAACGGACTTAAACACTTCGTTAGATCTCCATTACAAACAGGAATGGAAGGAGACTTTGAAACTGGAAATGTCCGATACAAAGCTAGAGAAAGATACTCTTTTGGCTTTAGTGATTGGAGAGGAATTTTCGGTTCTCCAGGAGCATAGTTTGGGGTAAGCGTTTTTATAACGTTAAGTTAGGGAGCTTCGGCTCCCTTTCTTTTTGGTAACAATTAAGTTAGAATTAAATTCTAGGGTATATTAATTTGTTCTATCGACTGACCTAGCAGACAACCCAAGACGATAGATCTTTTTTCCACAGGAGGAAATAAATGGGACAATCAACATTTTCGGGTCCAATTAGATCATTAGCTGGATTCATAGGCGCAGGTAATGCTAACGTAGTTAGTCTAACTGCTGATACAACCCTTACAGTAGCAGATCATGCAGGCAAGGTTTTACTTTGTAATGATGCTGACGGTAAATTTACTTTACCAAGTATAGTAGCAACAGCTCCAGGCAGAGATGATGATCCTAATCAATTGAATAATTTAGGCGCAAGCTTTACTTTTGTTGTTGTAACCGCAGCTACTGATTTAGATATTAAATCTGATGGAACTGATAAGTTCGTAGGTGGTGTTTACGTGGGTAAAGACAACGCATCAGGTAAAGTGTTTATCTCAGGTGCTTCTAATGATGTATTAACTATGAATGGTTCTACAAAAGGTGGATTAGCAGGTAGTATAGTAAGATGTACTGCTATAGCTAGTGCTAAGTATGCTGTAGAAGGTATAGTCTTAGGATCAGGCACTATAGTAACTCCATTTGCTGACGCGTAAGGGAGGTAAACTATGGCTGACGCAGTAACATCAACAACCATATTAGATGGTGATAAAGATTTTATAGTTCAGTTGACTAATGTTAGTGATGGCACTGGTGAAAGTGCCGTCGCTAAAGTAGATGTGAGTGGGTTGACAGCCCGTAAGAGCGACGGAGCAGCATGTACAGGTATTAAGTTAAAAACTGTTTACTACTCAATATTAGGGTTTACTAAAATAGGTTTATTTTGGAACGCTACTAGTAATACATTATGTATGGAGTTAAACCCTAGTGCTGATGGCATTTTAGATTTTACACCTTTTGGTGGTCTACAAAATACAGCAGGTAGTGGTAAGAACGGTGATTTACTTTTAACCACTACTGGTCATAGCTCAGGTGATACATACCTTATAGTCTTACACTGTATTAAAGATTATGAGTAATGGCTACATCAAACAGTAAAACTTTTTTACTAAACGTAGCGGATGCTATAGAAGAAGCTTTTGAACTAGCGGGTATTGAATTAAGAACAGCATACGATGCTGAGTCTGCTAGAAGAAGCTTAAATATAATGTTTGCTGATTGGTCTAATAGAGGTGTAAACCTTTGGACTATAGAGGAAGTAACTACTACTTTAACCGCAGGAACTAGTTCATATACTTTAAATAGTTATGATTTAGATCTAGTTTCTGCCGTTATACGTCAAACTGATTCTTCTAATAACTCAACCGATTTATCTATAGAACGTATAGGCAGAAGTGAGTATTTAGAAATACCAGATAAAAGTAGCACTGGTAGACCTACTCAATATTTTTTAGATAGAAAAACAACACCAGTGGTAAAGTTGTGGCCAGTTCCTGATACAGCTTTTACCTATAAGTTAATAAGTAATAACATACAACGTATAGATGATGTATTAACCTCAGCTGAGGATCCAGACATACCCTCTAGATTTATGCCTTGTTTAGTTAGTGGATTAGCTTATTATATCTCAATGAAAAGAAGCCCTGAGAGAGTTTCTTTATTAAAACAACAATACGAACAAGATTTTAAACTAGCTGCAGAGGAAGATACACCAAGAGTTTCTATGAGGCTAGTTCCTAGTAGGAGTAATTATTAATGCCTAGAAAAGGTTTATGGGCGAATATACACGCTAAACGTAAAAGAATCAAAGCAGGTTCAGGTGAAAAGATGCGTAAAAAAGGTGCTAAGGGTGCACCTACTAAAGCTCAAATGTCTGCTGCTAAAAGAGGTTCTAAAAAAGTAACTAGAAGAAGACGTGTCAAAAAGAAAAGGTAAAAAGAAAGATCCTAAAGTAGGCACAGGTAAAAAACCCAAAGGATCAGGAAGAAGGTTATACACAGATGAAAACCCTAAAGATACTGTTAGAATTAAATACGCAACTCCAGAAGATGCTAAGAAAACTGTGGCTAAAGTTAAAAAAAGCGGTAAGTCATTTGCTAGAAAAATTCAAATCCTAACAGTTTTAGAACAACGTGCTAGGTTTGCAGGTAAACCTAGACAAGCAAGTATAGCGAAGAAAGGTAAAGAGGCTATAAGAAAAAGTAGGAAGAAAAAATAATGGCATATGCTGCAGGTAAAAAATCAAGAGCTAGGTGTGATAGGTGTGGTTTTGTTTATAAATATTTAGAACTTAGAGAAGAATGGAACGGTTTAAGAACATGTCCAGAGTGTTTTGAGCCTAAACACCCTCAACTTGACCCAGAACACCATAGAACAGACCCTGAAGCTTTACGTAACCCTAGACCTACAGAAGCACCGCCTACCACTGGATACGGTATAGTTAGAACAGAAAACACAAAAGACTCACTAGGGGTAACTGGGTTATCCATGAACATAACCCATAACGATACTATAGGCAGTAGTTTTGATCTTCAAAACTTAGAGGCTAGTCTAGGTGTCGTAACTATAGTAACATAATACCATGAGTTGGACTTTAAGTACATTAAAAACAGCCATACAAGATTATGCTGAAAGCACAGAGTCATCTTTCGTTACTCACTTACCTGATTTTATAAAGAGTGCTGAAGAGCGTGTTTTAAAAAGCGTACAGCTTGATGTATTTAGAAAAAACGTAACAGGAACAGGCACGGCTAGTAATACTTATTTAGCTATGCCTACTGATTTTTTAGCACCTTTTAGTTTAGCAGTAATAGACAGTAGTAATAACTACAATTATTTAAAACTAAAACATGTTTCTTTTATACGTGATTTTACACCTGCTGCAGGCACAACATCACAACCTAAATATTACGCTGAGTTTGATGAGTCCTCTTTTATATTAGCCCCAACACCTAATAGTAATTTTACTTTTGAGCTTCATTATTATTACAGACCTACTTCGTTAACAGCGACAGCTACAGGCACAACATGGTTGTCAACTAACGCTACTAATGCATTATTGTACGGTAGTTTAGTGGAGGCTAACACATACTTAAAGTCTTTTGAAACAACCCCTGTATACGAAGCTAAATTTCAAGAAGCTTTATCATCACTTAAAAACTTAGGTGAGGGTAAATCAACTAGAGATCAATACAGATACGACGAAATTAGGAGATCTCCACAAGCATGATTATAAAAGAATTAGAGGGCAAGGATATTGCCATAGTTGCTATGGGCGAAAGTCAACTAGACTTTCACCTTAGTTTAGTGCATTCAAACACATATGATGAAGTATGGGCTATAAATTGTATGGGAGCAGTTATAAACTGTGATAAAGTATTTATGTTAGATCCAGTCAGTAGGTTTTTAGATACCGAAGACGCTGGCACCCAAACAGGTATAATGCGTAGATGGTTACCTGAAAATGAAGTACCTATACTAACCTGCGAACTAGATGAAAGAGTGCCATCATTAACTATGTATCCACTAGAAGAAGTAGCACAGTATGGTGATTGTGCTTACCTTAATAATACAGTTGCGTATGCTATAGCTTACGCTATGTATCAAAAAGTTGGTAGTATTAATTTATTCGGTATAGACTTTAGTTATAAAGGTAATATACATTTTGCAGAAGCAGGTAAAGCTTGTTGTGAGTTTTGGTTGGCTAAGTGTATAGAAAAAGGTATACATATTAAAATAGCTCCTCGCTCTGGTTTACTTGACACTAATTTACCAATCAATGAAAAACTGTATGGTTATCATAGGCTAGAAGATCCTGATATATTAATAATAGACAATGAAGGAACATACAGAAAAGTTAAACTTTCTTGGTATGAAAATATGTTAAGAAACGAAAAACTCAAAAACATAACTGAGATTAGAGATGTAATGGATGGACCACCAGAGGCTACGAGGTATTAAATGTTAGATAATTCAGAAAGCGGGTTAGGGTTAATAACTGTAGCTACAGAGAATAACAAAGGTCACTCACCTGAGTACTGGGCAAAAAGAGCTACAGAAAGAATATGTGGTATATCAGAGAACGCAGCACCTCATATTAGACAACAAGCAGAAGCTTATAAACTTTCTATTTATGAAACAATACTATATCATATTAAACAGGCGATTAACAGTGAACGTTGTACTATGAAGAATTTGTTAGTCAAACAAGGAGATAAAGATTTAGCTAATATTTTACAGGAGCTTAAATAAATGGCGATATCATCAACATTAGTAACCAGTTTTAAAAAAGAACTATTAACAGCTACTCATAATTTTACTGCTAGTTCAGGTCATACTTTTAAGTTAGCGTTATATACCAGCTCAGCTACTTTAGGTGCTACCACAACAGCTTACGTAACAACAGGTCAAGCTACAGGTACTAACTATACTGCAGGCGGTGCTAATTTAACAGCAGTTACACCTACTTCAAGCGGTACTACAGGTTTTACAGACTTTGCTGATTTAACTTTTGGCACAGCTACAGTAACAGCTAGAGGTTGTTTAATATACAACAGCTCACAAAGTAATAAAGCAGTAGCTTCAATTGATTTTGGTGGAGATAAAACTTCAACAGCTGGTGATTTTACTATACAGTTCCCCGCAGCAGCAGCAAGCACAGCGATTATACGTATAGCGTAAGTTATGGCTAACATAACTGGCTGGGGCAGAGGCACTTGGGGTGAAGGTGCTTGGGGCAATCCCATACCCGTTACCCTTACTGGATTAGCAGGTACTTCAGCCTTAGGTTCTATAACTGTATCAGCCAACGCTGACGTAACAGTTTCAGGTTTAAATTCAACTTCAGCTTTAGGTAGTGTTACTACCGATTGTGAAGCTAACGTAATACCTAGCGGACAAGTAGGAACTAGTGCTTTAGGAACTATAATAGCTAAAGGTACAGCTAATGTAGGGTGCCCAGCAGTTTCCGCCACTTTAGGTAACGTTTCAGTTACTATTTCAGGTGATTGTAGTGTAATACTTACTACAGGTTTATCTAGTACATCATCACTAGGCACTATAACAACTAAAGCTAACGCAGATATATCAGTAACCTTAAGTGCTATAACCTCAGGGTTGGGTTCGCTTACTCTAATTTGCGATAACAATATAACACTCACAGGTTTAGCAGGAGTTTCTTCTCTTGGAGAAATAGGTATAATTGGAAAAGGTACTGTTGCTTTAGCAGGAGTTACGGCAACAGCAGGTAGCCCTAATGTTACGGTTTGGGGTATTATAGATGACAGTCAAACTCCTAGTTGGGGTAACGTTGATGACAGTCAAACCCCTAACTGGAGTGAAACTAATGACAGTCAAACTCCTAACTGGGAAGAGGTAGCATAAAACATGGCAACGTATGTAAATGATTTAAGATTAAAAGAAATAGCGACTGGTGATGAGTCAGGTACTTGGGGAACAACCACTAATACTAACCTAGAACTAATAGCGGAA